GGCAGTAATCCTTGTGTGCAACGACAAAGATGTTGTCGCAGACACATTCCACAAGCCGGGGCCGTCCTCACTTGTCAGCGGAGAACTGCCAATGAATTTCGGCTGCGAGATTACTGTCGGCCTCGCGGATGACGCTCAGTGCCGTAGAGTTTCACAAAGCCTACAGCTAAAAAAACCACAAGATTGCGAGCGCTCTTTGTCAGCGCCGGGTCACGCAGAGACGGGCTGCCGCCTGACCTTCTTGTAGATGTTCTGGAAATCGTACTTGATGATCTCGTCAATCGCTCTTTCAATTTCCCGATTGTTCTCTTCATCGGAAAGCAGATTGGAAGTTCGCGCGATTCTGCCCAAGTAAGCGCAAGTGTGATACCCTTTCGTCTCATCGAACAGAAACCAAGCAGTGAACTGTTCAAATGGATTGTACGGATTGTCGAAAGTAGTCAAAGCGCATTCAGTCTGCATTTACTAAGTTCACTCCTTTCAAGAGAGATACTTTCGCACAGTGGAAGTTGAGACGCCAAGACTTTCAGCGATCTCAGCAGTGGTGTAACCAGAAGCGTTCATGGACGAGATCTTGTTGATCTTCGCGGTGCTGAGCGTTGTCGTCGCTCTCGGCGTCGCGTAAGACCGAAGCACGTCGATGTCGGCGTGGTTGATGATCTGCGTCAGCTTGTTCTCACTGATCGCGCCGGCCTGAATCGCCTGCCATTCCCGGTCAGTGATGACGATAGGCGTCCGCTTTGCGCCAACAGTAGCACGGGCAGAGCTCAACGCCTGCTGGCTGGCCTTCTTGATCTCCTCCTTGGTCATACCGGGGTTGTCCTTCTTCTTGGCGGCCACGACGCTGTTGGCCATGACCTGGGCCTGCCTCTCCCTGGGGGCGTTCTTGAGGGCGATGTTGAGCTTGGAGGTCAGGGAGGCTACCTCAGTCTGATAGGTCTCTTTGGCGGAGGCGGAGTAAGTAATCTTGCCGGTGGATAGGATCTCCTTACGGGCCTGGTTGGCCAGGGACTTCATCTGGCTGGCGTAAGCGGCGTAAGCCTCTTCCTGCGGAGTGCCGGACGACAGCTTATAGGGGTCCCTTTCCTCGGCCATCTGGGTACTCTTCTGCCGCCTCTCCACGGTCTTCCCGGTCTTGGGGTCGGTGTAGAACCGATCCTCATCGACCTTCCATACCAGCTCCCCGGTGTCAGGGTCAGTCTTAGGACTTCCTTTCCGCTTTGGAACGGAGACCTCGGACTTTGCCCTTGAGATCAGGGTAGAGGCGCCGCCTCTTTCCTCACCGTCGTCGGTCACATAGCCCTGATACTTCTTCTTCAAGGCGGCAATGCCGTTGTCCTTCTCGCTCTGCTTGTAGTCGAGATGATGTTTCTCGGCGTCGATGACCACCATACTATGCCGTACAGCCCTCGCTAACTCCGGTTCAGTGGCGCCTTTCAGAGTCATGTCGGTGATGAGATTGGAGATCTTACCCATTTCGGTCTGGGTGTTCTTCATCTGCTTGAAAGAACCTTCCGGTTTGCCGCCGTACTCCAGCTTCGGGTCGAAGCCTTCCAGCCCTTTCAGCGCATGAGTGGATGTAATTTTGATCTTGCCCCCGGTGGGGATGACCATAACAGTGTCGCCATCGAAGTCAGCGCCGGACAGCCGCTCCGCCACCTTGGAGTTGATGCCAATAGCGTCAAGAGCGTTGCCCAGGATGCGCTTCGCCTCACTCTGCTTGTTGTTCACCTTAAGAATTGGAATCTCGAAGGTGCCGCCATGAGGATAACGGACAAGCGCGACGGTCTCGCCATCCCTGTAATTGGGGGCGTAGACCTCAGTGTCCTTCATCGAAGCAATAGGAAGGATGACCTGATACTTCTGTCTCGGCAAAGCCGCTGCCTGAAGGTGTACGGCCGCTGAATCGCAGTCGTCAGCGAAGGAAGCCAGAAGTGCCTTCTTCACGGTGGGATTGGTGAGGGCACAGATCTCGTCGAACTCAGACGCCTTATCAGCCGCAGCCAAGCCAAGCTGCTTTTTAATCAGTGTCATGGACTGCTTAGAAAGAAATTGAGAGGGGAGATGATCGCTCCATTCCCCCCAGTCCCCTTCCTCGGCCCGTTTATTGATGAGAGACAGCTTCTCCTTCCCGGTTTTCGGGTCGATGTAGTAGCTCTGGCCGCCGCGCTCCTTGATGAGGGAGCCAAAGGGATTGTCTGGATCATCCTTGATGGTCTTGAGGACATCCCCCATAGGAGTACCCTTCTTCTTGTTGGTGTTAAAGATCACATCCACGCCATCAGGGAAGTCCTTATCATCGCCGTAGAATGCCATTCCCTTGATGTACTTCTTTCCATCTACCAGAATGCGGACCTGAGCATAGCTGGACTCACCCAGGGACAGATCAGCCACACCACGGCGAAGTTCCACGGTTCCGTCCCGCTGGAGCCCGCCTTCTTCGGCATAGCGAATCTTCAGCCGGGATGAGTCCATACTCTCAGGATAGACAAAGGCCGGCTTGAAGGTCTCACCGCCGTCAGGACTGATGTAATCCACAACAGAATGGATCTCGCCAAAGTTGTAGATGTCCTTGTGCTCCGTGCCTGGAGGACAGAGAACCTTGAGATTTGTCTGCTGGCCCTTGTTGGTGACCTGGGGAACGCCGCCGCCATAGACAGCGTAGCCCTCCATCTCCAACATATATAGCGCCTGGTTTAGCTTCTCCCTAGAGATACCGAGTTCCCGCTCCACGCCGGTGCCCACGTCGATCATTCCCTTTTCAGCGATCTGCTGTCTCAGGAACTCAGCGGTCTTCTTGGCCTGGTTCATTCGGGCTTCCGAACTCTCATTAAGCAGGGAACGAACGGAGGAGTCGTTGGGGAAACCCATTGTGTCAGCAATTTCCTTCAAAGTCTTGCCCTCGTCGCGCAGCCGTTTGGCCGTAGCCACATTAGATGAGCGGCGCTCATCCCGAGCAAGGCCCAACTGAGTGCGGAACTGGGTGCTGGTCAGGCCCATAGCCTTGGCGATGGCATTGTCTCCCGTCCAAACCTTCCCATCCTTATCAGTGTAGGTAAACCTCTGCTTGCGAAGCTCATCCACCCGGGAGAGGAAGTCGCCGCTGCGCTGGTTGGGGTTCTTTCCGCTTCCCAGGGGATAGCGGCCGGAACCAGGACCCGGAGCGCCATCCAGTTTACCGATGCCGTAGTGCATCAGAATGTCAGGGTCTTGCTCGGCCATCTCAACAACCTGACCGAACACTTCGTCTAAACTAGGGTCCATGGTTTATCCCTCCTCTTCTTTGATTTGTTTGAGAATCTTGTCGAAGGTCATAATCTTGTCCATGATGGGCAGGATGTCCTCTACAGTAGGCTCGTCCAGGAGAATTTCGTTGTGCTGGTAGATGCGCAGTTCGATCTGGATATCGGCGGGCCTGACCCGATACTCCAGACAGAACAGAGCGGCGTAAATCATAAGCTGCTCCATGTGCGCGGGGATCTCGCCGGTCTTGAGGTCGTGAATACGGAGCACGTTCTGTTTGAATGAGATAGCATCCGCGGTACCGAAGCAGTTCTCTGAATAGTAGAGCATCTGCTCCGGGGTCATCTTGTAGCCAATCGCGTCATTGACATACATATTCAAGGTCTTCTGCGATTTTGGTAGCTTCTGCCTGAGTAAGATTAAACGGGCGGCCAAATCGTGAAGCTCTGTCCCCCGCTGAGTCGCGATATGATTACGAAAGGCCGTAGCAACCTTGTCTTCATCATAGTTGATCCAGTGATACTTACTCGCGCCGAGAAAGGCGTGTTGGCCTTCAAGGTTTGAGTGCCTGTTGAAGTTCACGCAATACTTCCTCCTTGTTCTCGGGGGAGATGAAACGAGAAAAGGACATGCTGTTCATCAACCCCACATAGTATTCTTGGTTCGGCTGTCTCTTGGCTTTCGCGGATTTCTTGCACTCCAGGGAGGCCCACTTGGCTCCGTACAGAATCAGGAGATCGGGGATACCCTGTATCTGGTCCATCTTGAACACCATGCAACCCGGAAAGAGTTTTTTGAGCTTCACGATTAACCAATCCTGAAACCCGCTCTCCAACCGTGCGCTTCTCGCCATAAGCGGACCCTCCTTTCCAAAAGTAAAAGAGGAAGTGTGTCATTTTCAAAAATGGCGCTTTTATCCTCTCTCTTCATAAAAGGGCATGTTTTTTTCGCGTGCCGGAAAACAGCGCAAAAAGAAGAGCCCATGTTCCTCAAACACAGGCTCTCATAAAATATGTTTCATCTTCATCAGGTCCGGCGGTTATACCGTCACCAGAAGTCGAGGCAGCTTTTGCAGGCCGTCGTACAGCATCCTCGAACCGTCGGCAAAATATACGACGATGGTCATGTAATCATACGGACGGTAATCGACCGCCAGCTTCGCCCAGGTAGGCAGCCGGGTCTTGAAGTCCTTGTAAATATCGCCCCATGTGATTTTCTCGCTCATAAAACCTCCTCATATCCGTTTTGGCCACTTGTCCACTTTTTGGGGCTCTTATTACTATATACCTTAAATTTTTTATCGCAATTAGTTAAGAGAAAAAAGTGGGCAAAGTGGGCAGAGAGCCCTCAAACCCTTGCAAATACTGGGTTTTTGCTGGCCACTTTGGGGTTTCAAAAGTGGCCAAATGGCCGGAAAAAGTGGCCAAATGCCCGTTTTCACTCTTTCGCGAGTCCTCAAAATCCGATGCAAAAGTGGCCAAATGCCCGCTTTTTTCGCCCTCTGCCCACTTTCAAAACACAAAAGTGGCCAAGAAATATAACCTGGAACTACCAAAAGTAGGAGCAGATTTGGCCGCGAAAATGGCCCGAATCCTATTCTAAGTTAGAAATATTTTTATCCTAAGATAGACAGAACCGGGCCAAAATCGCGTCTCGGGTTACTTCAGATGGTGTATTTTTCTCACCTCCGACACCGTCATAATGCTCCTTTCTATCAGGTTCAGATATGTGCGTATGTTCTCCTCGAAGGGGCTTTGCGCCATCCGTACAATCTCATCCACGGCTATGGAGTTCTGCAACGCAATCTGCTCAATGGTTGTCGAGCCCTGCGAAATATCCACACTCTGCTGCTCCGCTGGTACGGACGGGATAAGATACCCGACCTCCTCCATGCGCTTATGGCCACAGGTGGATACGAACGGACACGTCTGACACTTGGCGGCTAATTTTGATAAGCCCATTATGCTAACCTCTTTCCCACCGTTCACCCTTTGTTAGAAAGTTGCTACGACTCGGCATCCGGGCTAAATATGGCGGTCTGATTTTACAGTCTGGGTTCAGCAGCCAATTCAGGCTGACGCTGGCTTCATAGCGATGCCCGTACTCCATCTTCATGAGAGAGCTCTCCGTGAACCAGTAGACCGAATCGGTTTTCTGGTTGTCGAACTGGAACCGCTCGCCCTTTCTCACATGGAGCTTCAGGCGGATCAGAAATATGACCAGCCGAATGATAAATGTCATCTTCCTCGCCTCACTGCTCCAGGTTGGGCGTCAACATCAAGCCGGAGCCGTCGCCGGTAATGAACTGAGGCAGCTTACCGTCCCACTTCTCTAAATACTGCTGGGCAATCCAGGTGTCGGGCATGTTCTCAAGGGCCTCACGAGTGATTTCCAGGGCGCGGGCTTCACCTTCAGCAGCCAGAACAGCAGCCTCCGCCTCAACGCGGGCAACCTCACGCTCCTGCTCCGCCCTGGTGATGGCTTCCTGTTTCTCATTCTCAGCTCGCAGCGCGTTCTGCTCCGCCTGCATCTTGGCTTCGACGGCCTGCTCGAAAGCGTCGGAGAAGTCGATGTCTTTCACGACCACTTGGGTGAAGTTGACCGGAAACAGTTCCTCCAACTCCTTAACTTCCTCCTGCACCTGAGCGGAAAGGGTGGCGCGATTCTCCAGCAGCGTCATAGCGCCGTAGCGTGCAAACACGATTTTAGCGCGCTCCTCAACAGCGGCCTGAAGTTTGGTCTCCAGAATCTCATAGGAGCCGTATTGGGAGACGATTTGCATGGCCTGGGCGGCGATGGGCTCGTACTGATACTCGATTGCGGCCGTCAACGGCTGAGCATCCTTGGTGTAGCTCGCAAAGGACGCCTCATTGACGTGTACCCGCAGGTCCATGACTTCCACCGTATCGGAAATCGGGTTCACGAAATTGAGGCCGCCGGAAACAGTGTGATCGACCTTACCGAAGGTCTTCACGATGCCGACCTCGGTCTGATCCATGATTTTGACGCTGCCGATCAGCATCGCAATAGCGAAGATGACGACACAGCCGCCGATGACCGCACCCCGGATGATGCCGAGAATTTTCAGCCGGTCCTTATCGTACTCGTCCTTTGGGTCGAGCCCTTTGCGAAGGGCGGTGGTGATGGCGAAGCCAGCGATGGCGATGATCGCGAGGATAACAAGCAGAATAATCATTTTATTTACTCCTTTTTATGTAACGTATTGTTGGCGGATTAGTATGCCCGCCGTTGGTGTGGTTGGTTCCTGGGTACTCTGGGAATATAATTGTAGTGCGTGGCTACTTGATTTTGGCGTTTGTGAAGCGACATTCCATATTTTTTAGGAGATGTACCGACACTCGCAATACTCTGTTCCTCTGCCTGTTTGAAGAGCTTTTCAAAGGCTTCCGTAGCCTCTTGCATGGAATAGCCAACGATGCCAAGTGCTCTGTTCACAGCATCAGCAAGAGTGTCAAAATCCAGTAGAAGCTCTTTGGCTTTCTGTCGGATAAGTTCGATGACCTCTTCTGGAAACAACCAATCATTCATCCCGGACCACCCCAACTTTCTGGCCTGTAAGATGTTCGTACATCTCTTCGGCTTCGGCACCCATGAAGGTGTTGACCACAGTCATCTTGGTCCTGTCGAGACGGCTAACCGTGAGCACAGAGAGGTCTTTGTTTTCGGAAATATCAACCCCGACAATGTAGCTCTCGCTGATCTTCAAATCTTTTGTCATGTTTCCGGCCTCCATCATTTCCATCCTACTGAAACCCTTTCCCGATTGGAAAAGGCCGGTTTTCGATTATGAGACACTGATCTGGTTTAAGATATCGACAAGGCTTGATTTTTACGGTTTCGGTATCTTCTGGAAATGTATGACGAATAGTGGCGTGTGCGGCTTCTCCGGCCATGATTATAATACCGGAAGGCTGCTGAGCTTTCATCTGCCTAACTCTTTTGGTAAGAACTCTTAACTCGTCGCAAATTTTTTCAGGAGTTAAGTCAGACCATTGAGGTGCCTCAGAATATCCAGTCATAGTTATTCTCACGCTCCTTCCTCAAAATATTTTTCCAATAACAAGACCCAAAAGAATACCAACCACCAATATTCCGGCAGTTACAAGCCTGAGTAACCATACTGCACAATTTTTCCAGTCCAATGGATTCACCTCCAAATCTTTCCGGTCTTCTTGTCCATAAGAATGAGCGGACCCCGAATCTCGAAGCCCGCCACGTCGCAAATGTTTAAGATGACCTTACGTAGTTTCCGAAAACGGTCTTCGTCTCGGGCGATGTTCTTCATGGCTGCGTAAACAGTCGGATCGGAATAGCCCTCCGAGTTTTTCCTATCTTTTGCAGACAAAATATCACTCACCACCAAAACTGTGTTTTATCGGATTACAATTTCATCGCTCCCATCGGTACATAGAATACGAAATGGTCTTTGGACGCCGCAACAATATTGCTCCGCGCCGCATCCAACAGAGCATATTCCGAGTTCAGGTTCTAAAACGGAATAGTCTGGCTGCACCTCAAATATTTTTCCCGGTGTGGCAACAATAAAGTTTCCACCGCGTTTTGTTTCTGGCTCGCCGATAATCCCATATTTGAACAGTTCAATGACCTTCGGAATAAATTTTGTCACCATATACTTGTGGTCGATATTCGCTTTCTTGTACCAATCAATCTCGTCAAAAAGGCTTTCGGAATACTTAAGTAGATCTAAGTGCCGGAACGTGGTAGTCCCTCCGATTAGGACATTAGTAAACGTCTCATTTCTGAAAACTTTTGACGGCATTTCGGTTGCTTTAATGTATCCGTCGCTTCCAAGACTATCTCCGCCGATCCATGAAATGTTGTTTTCGCGATCCGTAAATCCTATGATACAGGTCAAATTATTCACCTCGATTCTTAGCGAGCAACTCCAGCGTCCAAACACAGGCGTCGCCAATGCCATAGGCCTTATCCAGCGCCGGAATGAACCAATCCGGAACAGGTTTCCTCCCGCACTCGATGGCCGAGAGTTCGGCAGGAGATAGGCCAAGTTCTTTAGCCATGTCATAGAGCCGCAGGCTTCTGGTGATACGAATATCCCGCACAAGTTTTCCGAACTTATCAAGACCGGATGTCGGATATTCTTCGCATTGAGTCACTGGACATTTATCCCATGGAATATTTTCGATGTCCCACTCATCCGGGAGAAATTCCCCGGTCAATTCGCACCCTGTCGCCGGTTCTCCGGGTTCTGGCTTCAAATTGATAAAGTGTAGCGGACATTCGAGGCAATGCCCAGGGGAGATGTAATATTTCGATAAATAGGTAATTTCGTAGAGCATCAATTCACCTCCTTATGCCACTGCTCGACGTCCACACCAATGCGCTTCAGCATCTGTGTACAGAGCCACACGTCATCACCAGTGTCCATCTGGTACCGCTCAACCAGCTCGTTGGTGCAGGCCCGGAAGCTGTCGTAGTATTGCCGCAACCTTTTGGGGCCGAAACCAAACCGTTCATGCAGCACCCAGAGGATCATGGCGTCGATCTCGATCAGATGCTTCCGGTCGTACTCGGCGAGTTGACGCTGGATTTCCAAGTCCATGGCTTTTTTCTCGGCAGCGGACATTGTTCCTCCGAATATCCTGCCACCGGCTTTCTTGACTCTCATGGTAGCCTCCAAAAATATAGTTACTTCCAGATACGTCCCGTTTTCATGTCAATGAGGACAATGCGTTCACCGACGTCAAACCCAGCGAGCTCACAAATATAGTAGATGGTGTACAACAGCTTGTAGAATCTTCTGGTCTCGTCCGTAATGTTCTGGATTGCCTGAAAACCCGTAGGATCATAAACCCGTCTGTTGCGTTTCATGGTACTACTCCTTTCTCCATACCACGTCTCTACGATTTCTTACATGTAAGGAGCTCACCAATTTTGGTTTCCGGTAAAAAGAAAGAGCCCGTGTTAAGGGCTCAATCCTCGTGAGAAATATCACTTTCCATTTATCGCAGTCTCGTAAGTAATCAGGTCATCCGCCGCTTTGGTGCCGGGCAGCATTTCTCCAAGCTCTACCTCGCCAAATTCGCACTCTGTTGAACCGAGACTCGGTCCAATTACGATTCCGGCCAGGAAGGCACAGATAATCATAGCTGCCACTACCAACAACATAAATACCTTTTTCATTTCAAAAACTCCTTTTATTGTTGAGTGTTGTTCTCCACAATATAGGGTGTTTTCTTCGCGCGGTAGATGACGCTGACACTTCTTAATAGTCGGACGGAATCGACCAGTCCTCGCAGAGCCGAGCCTCTATTTTGGACTGGCTGATGGTAATTTCGCTTTCGACGTAAGTAGGGGTGATTTTACCGCTGGAGTCTGTAGTCAGAATCCAGGTTGCCGAGGTGGAGAGGCCGTTTGTATAAATGCCATTCGGCTCAGCGAGAGGAAGCGTTGCCCCATTGTACTCATACTGCTCGGGGTTTGTGATGCTCGCCCCATAAGGGATACCATATCCCACACAGGTACCTTGGTAAACCCACTTGCCGGACATATCGTTCTTGGTGTACCAGTAACAGATCAGGTTGGGGTTGTCCCGGAGTTCGTAAATTTCCTTGAGCTGGGAATACTCAAAGAAATTGATAACCTCGGGGAAACCATACATATCCCTGATCTGCGTTTTGATTTCTTCTGTGTAGTTTTCTTCCTTTGTCCGGGTAGTCTCGTCACACCCCGCCATCAGGCAGGTCATCATGACGGCGCACAGGAACAGAGCCGCTATTCTCATGGTTTTCTTCATTTTCGTTTCCTCCGTTTTTTAATGATTGAGGCACTGGTTATAGAACCGGCGCAGGGTGTCGTTGTCGATGGAGTCCGTATCGAGGTTGGGATACCGCATGATGACATACTCCATAATGGTGCTCTTGTCGGTCTCGGTTTCTGCGTCATTATACTGCTTATAGCTGTCGACGAGGAAGGATGCGGCGGCCTCGGAATAGGTGGTTGTCTGCTTGAAGACCTCCCGCTCCGCTTCAGTCTCCCACTTGCCGACGATGGCGTCCCACTGGATAGCGGTATAGGTCCCACCAACCACGATGATGACGGCGAGCAGCGCAAGGAGAATGTTTCTGATGGTGTCTTTCATGGTAATTCCATCCTTTCTAATAAATCCAGTTCTCTTTGGCGAAGAACATTGGTACTGCAATGAAGCCTACAAAGACGGTCGCCGTAGCATCGCCTTCGAGGAAGACGACCGGGATGGTACAGGCAATGAGCAGAACGGCGTAGAACTTGTTCCGCAGTGTTTCGGTATCGAGTAGGAGCCCGACCAGTGCGACGAGAATATCCAGCAGGCTGCGGAATGTCCGCCTCGTCCGGACCCAGGCAATACCGGCCGCATCCAGCAGAACGAGAAGGAAGTACCAGCGCTCCTGAAGTTTAGCCATCATCGTGTTTGTCCTCCTTATTGATGTTGATGGAGATATCCACGTTTGAAATGAGCGCAAACAGGGCTGCTACGAAGAGCACATCCACTCTTTCGGAGAATATCCCTACGAGAACGAGTATCAAGGAAATGAACTTGAACAACAAATATCACTCCTTTTTCAGTCTGATAAAGATGCCATACTCGTCCACATAGCACAGCACCTTTCCAGCCCGCAATTCTTCAATCTGCTCCTCGGTGATTTCAGCATAGCGGTTTCCGTATTTGGAGGCGATTTCACAGACTTCTTCGGGCTCAATGGTTGTGAGCCAGTCGATATAGGTAGGTTCGTCAGACATGATTTATGCCTCACGAAATATCATAGTCTGGAGCTGTGGCTTTTTTCTCTGCCTCATCTAGCTCCAACACGGTCATGATAGCGTAGTTTGCGAGGTCGAGGAGAGTGTCCCGGATGGACTCGTCCGTAACCTGCTGCTGATCGCTGTCAGTTGGAGAAATACGGGACAGGGTCTTAAAGCGGGAGAATTTGTCCCCCAGCCGAATACGGGACATTGCCAGGCCTTCCTCCACGAAAGTCTGGTGGAAGCTGTCGCCGTAGTCGTGATTTTTGCGAGCGTACAAGGCGTTCAGCCCATCGCACAGTTCTTTGTGATGTATAACTTTTTCGTTCATATGACCCATTCCTTTCAAATCAAAAAATCCACTGCCGCGCCTTTTATTTTCTTCCGGGCTCGTGGCATATTGTCCAGATGTTATTCATGAGCATTGCTCTGGTCATAGGGCCGACACCACCGGGGATGGGTGTGATATGCGACACGACATCTTTTACACTATCGAAATCAACGTCTCCATGCAACTTTCCGTCAAAGCCTCTTGTAATTCCAACGTCGATGACTACCGCCCCAGGTTTTACCATCTCGGAGGTGACCGTACCTAACTTTCCAACGGCCGACACCAAAATATCGGCTTGTCTGGTGATTTCGGAGAGTTCTTTCGTATAAGAGTGGCAGACCGTCACAGTGGCGTTTGCGTGTTGCAGCATGAATGCCATCGGGACGCCGACAATATCGGAACGGCCAATCACGACAGCACGTTTGCCGGAAAAATCAAACCGGTACTCCTCTAATAACCGCATAATTCCGGCCGGAGTGCATGGCACGGGCCCTCGGCCGCGATGTACAACGTTATTTGCCATGTTAAGAGGATGCAAGCAATCTACATCCTTACCGGGGTCGATGCTGGCGACAACGCGATGCTTGTTGATGCCAGCCGGAAGCGGCAGTTGCACAAGGATGCCGTGGATGTTCCGTCGGGTGTTCAGTTGCTTAATCAGATCGATCAAATTTTCTTCGCAAGTATCCTTGTCAAATATGTACTTCTCGCTGTAAAAGCCGCATTCACCACAATCCTTGATTTTTCCGGCCACATAGGTTTCGGATGCCAAGTCGTTCCCGACCATGACAACCGCCAGACCGGGAACGTAGAAAAGGCTGTTTGTCCATTTACGAATGTTCGACTTTATCCGCTTGGCGAGAGCGGTTCCATCCATGATAATCGCGCTCATTCTTGACCTCCTAATTTAATTAGATTTCTCCAGTGTGAGCATGACGAACTGAAAAAATATAAGAGAGCCCACGTTTCCGCAGGCTCTCTCCTCGTCGATTTACGGCCGATACCAGCCAGCATACACGCCGTCCCGGAAGATGAAGCGCATGTCGCGGTAGCAGAGATAGGTGGTATTAGGGTCCTCGCACGGCACCATGATTTCAGGCTTCTCCAACATAGGTCAGTCCCTCCTTTCGTAGCAGAATGGTCTGTGAGAGTGGATGATCCAGACACTCGTCACAAGGCGAGTCCGTTTCCGCAAGCTTTTCATACTGACAGGTCTTGCAGTATTGGTCGAACTCGACAAACAGCTCATGGTCTTCCATGACTGCCGCTCCTAAATATCCCCGGGCCTCCGGTGGAGGCTGTGGTCGGCGTCAAAGCCGTCCGGATACCTGGCCCGGAGCTTCTCAATGTTCATCTTGAAAATATCCTCCAGGTTGTAGCCGATGGCATAAGCCGTGAGCGCCAGATACCAGGACACATCGCCCAGCTCTTTAGCCATCTTAGCCTTGTCGAGCTCATGGCCCTGGAAGCGATGCTTCTTGTAGAGATCCTGGCACTCGCCCGTTTTACCGCCAAGGCCCAGCAGGCCGTTCAGGAGAGGATCTTTCACGGACTCCTCGGATGCCGTCCGGAGCGCCAGCCGCTGATACTCGTTCGGGCTCATTCCGGGCCCTTTTCTGATGGTCTCGATAACCTGCTCTTCTTTGGTCATGATGTATTCCTCCTTATGTTTCTTAGACTTCAGTTGAAAAATGATTTTCATTGTTCTTAATCATCGGCAGACCAAGCTTTGCTCGATAGTCGTTATACGAGATTTTGCCCTGTTCGTAGGCCGTACGCAACGACTCCTCATCCGGCCAGGGATAGACGCTGATGGACATACCTCCGTCTGGCGAAATATAGATGGAGACCGACCTGTCGCCCTTCGTCATAGCCTCATCAATGATGGCGTGGGCCTCCTGCCACGATGTAATAAAGTTTTTCTGCTCCATATTTTTAGTTTCCTTTCTCAATAGCGGCTATGATGTAGTCTTTTCATTGCTGACATCATCAGACGGATTATGCGGCGGTCGGACTGGAAGTAAAATTCCATCATCCCCGTTTGGCGCCTCGAAATAGATCGGAGAGGTTTGACTTTGAGGCTTATAGGCCGTACATCCAGGGAGCGCTTGAATCATGTCAATTAGGTATTGCGGATTGACATGTATAAAATTGTCCAGAAAGTAAGATGTGGTTATCGTCTTTCTGCCGCGTTTAACATTGTGCGTGATAATATGGGCGCGAAGTTCTCCGACTGTGGGAAGTTGAAGCGTTTCGGAGGTTGGACCGAGGCCCTTCATCACAGAAGCAACATCAAAATCGTTTTCTACATGGGGAATGCTGGAAATATCATTTGTCAGACGGAGGAGCCGATAACCGTCACAAATTACAAACCTATCACCATAAGTAAATAAACCGCACATCTCAGGTCGAGACGCATTGCAGTTCTTATAAATTCGAGTGATGGCAGCGATAGCTGTGCGAGGTGTGGTTTTAGTATCCAATTTGGCACGAGTCTCGATTAGCAGGGCAGCAGCGCTGGCGTAAAAGGGAAAATATTCGCTGCTAACCCACTTTTCCGGGTTGGAAATCACACCATCAGCGGCGCGGTTGCCGGTATGCAAGTCATATTCCTGGAGCAGTACACAGATATGGTTATACATTGTTTCGTATGTCATGTCTTATGCCCTCCTTTATGACCGTTGAAATTCCATCCGTCAGCAATGATAACTCGGCTTATCCCTCCGTTTCAGGAAGGGTTTTCTCTTTTTTTGCGGGAGTAATCTTAGAAACGTTCTTGAGAATACGCTTCGCTGCCCCCGTAGAGCCGAACACCTTTTTGGCAACGGCCGCGCAGAAGCCGGCGTAAGGATCAAAAGTGTCACTCTCTCCGCAGGTGGAAATCGTCTTGGTGCCATCCGCCCACAACACAATGGTCTTGCCGCCGTTGAAAATCACGCTCTTCACGTCGCTGGTGCTCAACATGGTGCTGGGCTCCTTGTAGGGCGTCAGGTTGGCGTCCTGGAACCAGAAGATGCCGTCCTTGCTTGCGGTGTTCTTGATCCCCTCGAACATGACGCCGACCTTCTTGTCCTTGGCGAAGTGTTTGCACACCATACCAACCCGGCCGCAGTGACGGCCACCATAGTCGTCGCATGTTCTGACAATGACCTTCGTTCCAATAGCTAACATATGTTTATCCTCCTTGCCTTTGGCAGAAAATTTTAGCTGCTCTTCCAGCAGCATGAGTTCACGAGAAATATCAGGCATCTGGTACATCGGAATACCTTTGACGATCCCCATGGTGGACATATCGAGATCTTGCCCGACGGCTTCAAACTCGGAGTCGCAACGAACGAAGCCGTAGTTTTTAGAGGGCTTTGTCATGATCTCATCTCCTGGATTTCTTTCTGAACATCGCCCCATGCTTTGAGAACCATCTGGATCTGCTCTTCGCTCCATTTCTGAGCCCGCAATTTGTTGATGGCGGCCTGGAGAGTTTCGATTTCCTCTTGTTCGGCCTTAGTCGGCCTATCAAAAGCGCCGCCGTGAACAGGCGTTGTATCGCTGTTGCCAACAAAGGTTTTCAATTCAGCCTTTTTGACTTCGGTGACATTACAGGTAATAACCTCGCTGTACGGCAGGCTCTCAATCCACTTGCAGAGTTCCCGCCACTCGTCCAGCTTGTGGTTGCGCCGGTGCTGGTAGATGTTGGACAGGACCTCGTAGTTCAGCATGACCGTCCGCTTCTGGTTGTAGCTGGAGGGGAGAAGCTGAATCATCTGCCA